GCGTCGAGGCGGCACTCGTCACGAACTGGCTCGTCGCCGTCGTGAGATCGAGCGTCGCCGCGAGCACGCCGGTCGTGCTCATGTCGGTCGTGATGCCATTGGCGAAGAACTGCTGTACGAGAGCGCCACGCGAGGCGCTCACCTGCACGTTGTACGTTATGTCTGGCATGAGAAGTCTCCTACGCTGGCGGGCTGCCGAAGTACGAATTGAAATCCACCTCGCGATGGACGCGACGCGTGAGGATCGCGGGAGCACCGAGCGTCTGCCCTCCGCTGCCGTCGAGTCCGACCGGGCCGGGCGAGGCGACCCACTCGGCGTTCTGGAAGTCGAACACCATCGCGCGGCGCTTCTCGCTGCCGCTCAGGAAATTGAATCCCACGTCGGGCAGTTGCAGCGGCCACCCCGTCTGGCGAAACAGGAGCTCGACCTTCACCGCCCAGAAGCGATGCAGCGTGCCGCCGTACTCTTCAAACTTGAGCTCGCCCGAGATGCCCTGGCACTTCCAGCAATGCGTGGCTCCGCCGATCCAACTCGTCGAGTTGATCGTGTTCGTGAGCCCGATCGCGAGCGATGAAGGGAACGTCGCGAGGTTTTGCGAGATGACGACCTTGCACTGAGCTTCGTCGGTTGTGAGCCCCTCGAAGTAGTCGTACGCGGAGTTGGTCAGCGGACGCTGGTCGCCGTTTCCGCTGCCGTGGTAGTAGAAGAGCGCGGGCACCGTGGCACCCTGCGTGGTGAACGTCCACAACGCCGGTCGGCTCGTCGGTGCCGCGAGTTGATCGAGCCCGCCGCTTGGGAAGCCGTACTGCGCCGTGACAAGCGAGTGGTACTGCGAGCCTTCGTAGTTCTCTTCGTACTCAATCTCGACGCACCGCACGTCGGCGTACTCGGGATGAGCGCTGCCGATGTCAAGCGACAGTGCGGCGGCGACTTGGTTCGCCGTCGTCGCCTGCCCAGACGCGTCGTGCGTGACGACGAACTGCCGCGTGAGGTCGCGAGACTCGCCGAGGCGGAACTTGTTCGAGCGCGGTAGTTCGCGATGGTGTGCGACGCCCATCAGCCGACTCCTCCACCAATCTGGACGACGGGACCGGCAAACTGTGCCGAGATCGCCACGAGCGTGTCACGTAGTTCGGTGAGCCGCCGCGTCTGGAGCCGCGCCTCGATGAGCGCCGGGTCTTGCTGATTCGCGGCGAGGTTCAAGAACAGCGCCGCGCCTTCGGCGGTGCGGATGTCGTTGCCTTGGATGACGCCCGAGCCGAGCGTGTTGAGCTCGCGGATGCGGGCGACCTGACGCTGGTTCTCGGCTTCGATCGCCTTCGCCCGCTCCTCGGCGAACTTCTTTTGCTCTTCCTCCGACTTCTTCTGCTGCTCGTTCAGAGCTTGCAGGTACTGCTCGCGCTGCTGGGCGATCTGCTGCTCCAACTGCTGCCTGCCGCTGGCAACGTCACGCTCTTTCGCGGCGACTTGGTCAAGCAGCCCGAGACGCTGGATGCCAGCGTTGACCGCGACTTGATCACCAGCGGCCCGAGCCGCCTGCACCTCTTGTTGCACGCGAATGATCTCGCGCTCGAACTCCGCAACTCGCTGTGCCGCCGCGAGACGTTGCTGGTCGCCGCCGAACCGGGCGAGGTTGACCGCTTGATCGACTGCGTCGTTGACTCGCTTGCGCTCGTCCGCGACCGCCTTGACGTTCGCGATCTCCTGCTCGAAGAGCTGCTGCTGCCGTGCGACCTCGGCCTCAAACGCCTCGCGGTTGAGGATGCCGTCGCGGGCCTGCTCTTGGGCGGCGGCGATGCCATCTTGGAGTCGTGCGGCGGCTGCGTTGCCAGCCTCGCCAAACTGTGCGGCCTGCTCGGCGAGACGGTTGAAGTTGCCGCCCACGGCCTCGAAAGCCTTCTCGAAGCCGCCCTCGAACCCTTGGGCTGCGGCTTGCAGTTGCTCGTCGAGTTGACCCTGCAGCGCCCGCAGTTCATCGAGCCGCCCCTGTGCGGCACCGCTGTCGCCTGTGCCGGTCTCGGCGATCTCCTGCTGGACGCGGGCGATCTCGCGCTCCACGGCCGACAGGTCGTCGATGATTTTCTGTGTTGCATCGGTTGTCTTGAGCAGCGACTCGATTCGCTTGGCGTCGGCGTCAGCCTGCTCGCGAGCAGCCGTCACCGCCTCGGTACGCAGGGCGAGCTCCTGCTGAATCGCCGCGTTGACGCCCCCTTGCAGTTCGTTGATGCGAGCGATCTCGTCTGCCGTGAGCTCGCCGTCCTCTTGCGCCGCAGCAACGGCCGCCTCGAACTCACGCATCAAGCCTGTCACCCGGCTGGACTCATCAACGATGCCGTTGAAAAACTCGTCGAATGCCTCGCGTGTCTTGTCGATGTTCGTGTTGACCTTGAACTCTGGAGAGCGAGCTTGCTCGATCCGGCTCCTCATGCCCTCGATAAACTGCTCGGCCGGGCCTGCCGCCGCAGCGTCGCCGTCGGTTCCATTGAGCAACCGATCGGTGGCGTCGCCGACACTAGACGCTGCGTCGATCAGTTCCTGCGCGTTCTGATCGAGTGCCGCCTGGCTCGCTGCAACCAAGTCACGCCCGAACGCTTCGAGGTCCGAGTTGAGATACGATCCAATCGCTTCGAGCGCCTTGCCAAGAGCAAGGGCGAGAGAGTTGCCCGCAATCTCGAACGCATTGAACGCCGCGCGCAGTCCTTCGTAGACAATCGTGAACACTTCGCCGGTCGCCTGAAAAACAGCAGCGGCATCGACGAGCACCGTGGACAGGTCGCCGAACTGCGACACGAACGAGTCAAACACGCCCGCGAGGAACTCGGCACCGTTGAGCAGCGTGTCGGTGATCGCATCGGCGATCGCCGTTCCGCCTTCTCCATTCGCACCAGAGAACGACTCGACAAACGCGAGAAACTCATCGGCGATCGCGGTGACGACTGGCGCGAGATTTCCTGTCACCTGACCGATGATGCCTTCGACGGTCGCACTCACGAGGTCGAAAGCGTCATTCATCTCGGCGATGTTGGCGACTTGGTCCTCGCTCACGATGATCCCGAGACGCTCGGCTCTCGCCGTGAGCTCCTCGACGCTTGCAGCGCCCTCCTTGAACAGCGGGACGAGAGCGGCACCCTGCTTGCCGAAGATTTCAACCGCAGCGGCGGCACGGTCTGCCGATGTCGGCAACGCACCGATCGCCGCCGAGATCGCCTCAAACTGCTGCTCGGGCCGCAGCCCGCGAATCTCGGCGAGCGAGACGCCTACCGAACGGAGCGTCTTGTCGAACGCACCGCCTGGATCAGCCTTGCCGATCGACACGCCGAGCCGCGTCACCGCCGTGGCGAACTGCTCCGTGTCAACGCCCGAGAGCTTCGCAGCGAGCCCGAGTCCCTGGAGCTTTTGGACCGGCACGTCGATCCGGTTGCTGAGATCGTTTAGCGAATCGAGCGACGTGGACACGCTCGACACGATGCCGCTGATCTGGCTGGTCGCACTACGCACAGCGCCGGACAGCACCTGAAACCCATCGACGATTGCACGCCCGATCTGGAGCCGGGAGATGGCTGTGAGTTGACGCGAGATGCCTTCGAGTTGCGTGCTCGTGCCCTTGGCTGACTGCGATGTGCGGTCGAGGTCCGCTCTGGCGACCTGCATCGCGCGGTTGAACGTGTCCTGCGAGATCCTTCCCGCAGCCACCTGCTCTCGTAGTTCTGCAACCGCACGCTCATACTTCTGGAGCGGAGTTATGTTTTGCTCAGTGATCTGAGCGGCGCGACGCAGCGCTGTCGCCTCCTCGGTCGCGGCGTTGCGAACGTCCTCGAATGACTTGGCGAACTGCTCGGCGGAAATCGTTCCGGCTCGCCTTGCAGCCGTGAGGTCTTGCAGTGCCTTCGCCGTAGAGTCCTGCGCCTTGGCGGCGGCCTCGCTTGTGGAGGCGAACTCTTCGAAAATCTTCGTGACCTTGTCGGCTTCCTTGCCGAGAGTTTGCAGCGCACGCTCGACCGGATCGAGCTTCAGTTGCGTCGAGTCCGCACTGATCTTGAGGGCAAGCCCGAGGATGTTTGCCATGGTTCAGTCCACAATCCCCATGTCACGCCGTAGCCGAAGGATCGCCTCGCGGTCCTGCGACTCGTGCTGCGGTGGCCGAGCCTTCGGAATGAAATCCTCTGCGGTCGGCGGCTTGCCTCTTTTCGGATCGGTGTACGGTGCCATGGCGATCGAGGCGAGCAGTCCTGTCTGGAGCCACGGGTCGGACAGCGGAACGAAGTACCTCGTGTATGCCATCCACTCGCTCAACTCCCGCGAATCCATCCGCTCGCACAACTCGCGAACGGTCATTCGCAGATGCCCCGCCAGCGCGAAGAGGAACCTCCGCGATGGCGAGGCGTTCAGTTTTTTGCGAGCTGCTCGACATCGGCCTCCGTCATGTTGTTGTGCTTGAGGGCCGAGTCGAAGAGGCGACCGACGACCGCGCCGCTGCGGCTTGCCAGCGCGACGACCTGGGTGCGGGTGAAGAGCAATTCGCCCTTCTCATTGCAGAGGCAGCGGGCGAGGTACTCGGAGCGGAAGTTCTCGATGCCGGAATCTTTCTTCCCGATCCACAACCGCTCATATGAGTCACGCTCTCCGACGCTCATCACGCGGATGTACACGTCGCCGCCCCACTCGGGCACGGTGATCGGCCCCATGAGCCCTGCGTCGTTCGATGCGAGAATCTGCTCTGCCGTCAGTGTCGCCATGTGTCACTCACCTCACGATGGATACGTAGCGGTCACGCCGACCGTATCCATGACTTTGAACCGGTGGTCAAATTGCCAGACGCCGTTGAGCTCGCCACGGACCTCGGCACCGAGGTAGACGCAGTCCGCATCGAACACTGTGAACGTGCTCGAAGTGGCGGTGCCTTGGTCGTCCTGCGCCGTCACGGTGAGACGAGCCCGCACGCCGTACTGGCTCTCAGGCACCGCCGTGCGGGTGAACGCAGGCAGCGTGACCTCGCCCAGGTCGAGGGTCCACCGGGCCGTGCGAGCGGCAGGCATATCACGGACGAGATCGAGCGTGACGCTACTGACCTGCTGGACGGCGGTGCCGCCCCACGTGACAGCAACTCCCGAGACTCGCGTAGCCATGACGGACCTCCGTCACGGTCAGCGAGCCACGGTGATCGTCGCCTGACCACGGATCGCGTCGTTCGTCGCGAGCGTCAGCGTGCTCGACGACACGGTGGCGGCCTTGCCGTTGATCAGCGTAGTGCCGCCGGTCGTGATCGTGATCGTGCCCGTCGCCGCGTCGAGGATGATGGTTTTCCCGAGGTAGTCGAACGTGACCGAGCGACCCGTGCCGCCGTCGTCGGCAGGGATCACGAGCGGACGGCTCAGCGTCGCGAGCGTCTCGCCGGTCGTCTGGCCGAGATGCCCCACGTCCACGGTCGCCTCGGCGGCGGCACCGGGGTTCGTGTTCGAGATCACGATGTTCGTCACCGTGTAGACGGTGCCGAAGAGGTTCAACACCGTTCCGGCACCGTCATGAGGCGTCGAGGGATCGGGCATCGTCAAGTCTCCTGCCAGAGGATCGTGTACGTTTGCGTCACCGAAAACACCGGAGGCAGGTCGCCACCTGCCAACTGCACGAACCCGTCCTGCTCGTTCTGGAGCGCGACGTGCCGCACTGATACTGAGGATGCCACGGCGGTCCCCCACCCATCCAGTTTCGACCGGCAGGCGTCGGCCAGTTCCCGCACCGCCTCATAGGTCTCGGCGTAGAGCTCCAGAGCGAGCGTCACGACCGGCAGCCCGCCACGGGTATTGCCCAGCGTCATCTCGCGGGTGACCGCCTGACGCCGCCACGTCGCCAGCGGGAGAGCCGCCGAGGCGGGGGCGAGGACCGGGTAGATGCGGGTGCCGAGGATCGCGGCCACCGTCGCGTCAGCGAGCAGGGCGTCGGCGACGGCTTTTTCGGGTGACTTGAATGCCATCACAGGTTCCCCGTGGCCGAGCGGGTCAGCGTGCTCAGGGCACGCTCCAGCGAGATCCGCAACTCACGCTGGAGGATCTCGGCGACCGTGGTCGAGGTCTGATCCCACGTCGTTTTCAGCGGCGGTTGTCCCGACCTTCCGCCAGCCCGCATCCCCTTGATCGTGATCGGCGTAGCGGATCGCTTGAAGAACGCTTGCGGCGATGCCGGGTCGGTCTGCACTTCCTGCTTGCCGCCACCTCGCCGTGGACGCTGCGTCGGCTTCAACTTGAACGGCCCGAGTTGGTTGAAGCTCGAAGCGTAGTAGGCGTTCTGCCCGCTGACATCGTGGGCCTTGACGGTCGTGACGCTGCCGCTGCGGTTACGCCTGACGTGCGACTTTCGGACGTACGCTGTGTTCGAGAGTTTGCTGATCGTGCTGTCGTCGGTGCCTTCTTCAAGCCAGTACTGGTGGTAGGCAAGATCCTTGCCTCGACGCCTCTTGCCGCCTTGCGCAGACTGCGACTTCTCCCTGTCGGCACGGGTGTAGCCGAGCAGTCCGGCGGCGTTGCCGTCACGCCTGTATGGCACGACTTTGATCGTCGCAGCCCGAAACAGGTTTCCCGTTGGGCCGACCGGCGTATTCGCCTTGAGCCGCTCCAGCGCAGGAGCCAAAGCCTTCTTCATCGCGTCCTCGATGATCTTCGCCTTTTGTTCTGGCTTGAAGATCGTGCTGAGATCTTTCTGGAGCTCTTCCAGCCCGGCGATCTCTGCCGTGATCGTGATTCCTGCGGTCGCCATCAGTCGATCGCCTCCACGCACAGGAGCTCGTGCTCGGTGCGGTTGTTGTGTTCGAGCAGGCTCGTGATCTCCAGAATCCGACCAAGCCACGAAAGCCGATGCCGCTGTGTCAGCCCGGTCACGTATCGCATCCGCACGCGGTGCGTCACCTCGGTCTGCTGTTGACCAGACTGAAGCACCTCGCGGCCTGACAGCCCGTCCACGCTCGCCCACACTTCGGCGAACGTGCCCCACGTCTGCACGACCTCGCCGATCGAGTTGCGAGCCTCGGTCGCACTCTGAATCGTGACTCGCTCGCGGAGCCGACCCGGATCAATCGCCATACATCACCAGCGTGTAGGACGACGTGCCAGCGGTTGCGTCCACGCTCACCTGGAGCGAAGTCTCGGTCGCACCGACCTCGGAGACGGCCCCCTGTTCGGCACGCGACATCACGAGCGGCTTGCCCGTGGCACCGCCGACGCACTTCACGAGCGTTGCGCCGGTCGCCGAGAACACGATCCGAGAGACCGACGAGAACGATACGGCAGAGCCCGACGCCGCCGTGTACCCAGGCGAGGCGAGCGTGATCGTCACGGCTGACGTGCCGCACGTACCAGAGACGACGGCGACCTTGCCAGACGTGTACTCGTTCGAGGTCTGGAGCGCCACGACCTTCGTCGAGGACACGCCCGTGGACGACGCCGTGTCGGTGAACTGCGAATCGACGATGATGCGTCCGGTCACGTGTAGCTCCCCCACTTCACGCTGTCGAGCAACGCCTTCACGCCGAACGGCATCTCGGAGAGCGACACGGAGTCGGCCGCCATGCGTCGCTCATACCACTGCCCGACGAGCATGAGGATTGCCGCCTTGACGCGGGGCGAGACCTTACTGCCGTCGTCGCCACGCCCGCCCCACCACGTGACCGTGACGCTGCCGTAGTCGAGCAGGTGGCTCGGCCACGATCCGCCGTAGAGCGTCCGCAGCGTGCCGGGCTTCGCGTCCCGATCGACGCGGTACTCGGTCGTCGAGAGCGTCGCCGTGTTGCCCGCCTCGCTCGCGGTGTAGACGATCGACACCGCCGTGCGTCCGGTGGTCTGGCTCATCGGCGGGCGTGGCAACTCGATCACCGCCGGAAACGCATCGAGCCGCATCACGTACTGCGTGTCCACGAGCGTCTCGTCCATGTAGACCTCGCAATACTCGCGAGCCGCCGAGATGAGCGCAGCGATGTAGGCGTCGTCGGTGTTGTGATCGACGCGGATGTGAGCCTTGGCGTCGGCGACGCTCACCGGCTCGACGACCGGCTGCGTGGCGACCTTGAGCGACCGATACCGCTTGCCGTCATTCATGGCGTCGCCCCCTGCGTCGTGGCGTCACGTCTGCTCGCTCCGCGACCGGTTCCACTGCTGCCGTCTCGATCAGCGATTGCTGCGTCTCCCGTTTCGCGTAGCCCCACGCGCAGAGCCTCGCGGCGAAGGACTCGTCCACCTCGACGAGCTCGCCCGCCTTGTAGGCACCGTAGGCGCGATTCATCCGCACTCT